CTTTTGGCTTATACATTCTAATCATAAAACCCACCCATTGAATAAACTATCCTTATCAGGATATATATCATCGTCAGAGTTCTGCTCGTATTCAGAATATAAGTCATTATTAAAACTCATATGGTCTATAAATCTTGTTGTATAATACTCTGCTAAATTCCTTTCTTTTTGTACTAAAAAATCTACTTCGTCTTTGCTAGGTGTTTCTGAATTTTCGCTTGTATGCTTAAATAATCCACCATTTTTTAATTGATAAGCTGAATAAGGTAAATACTCCATCATAGCAAAATGAATAAGCATAGGCGCAAGATATTCATCTACTAAGGTTAAATAATTGCCTGTTAGTGTACCAGCAATAATATCAGCTTGTAATTTATCATATAGCTTACTGCCTGTGTAGTTTCTAACGTGTACTTCTTGCGCTATCTTAATAAATTGTATAAACTTATCCGTATCTACATTGCCATCTAAGATACTATTCTTTACAAGGTCTGTTCTATTTATAAATAATGCAATAGCCATATCTTAGTTTTTAAATCCCATTTTTTTCCAATAAGCAGCAGTAAAGCCTTTATACTTCATATCTTTAGGAGCAACAGGTACTTTTTGTGCGTTAGTTTCAGGAGTAAACCCTTGACTTTTAGCTTCTGTTGTGGTAATTACATTCCCTAAACTTTTGCTACCCTCTTTTTTAGCGTAAATACGTCTAAACCATTTATGGTTACATCTAGCACCGCCTTTGTATAGCCATATAGAATAGGTATCACTACCATTCTTACCAAAACCTGCATTTACAGCTTTGCTTTCCATAGATACAATATCCTCTTTACGATATACCTTTTTAGCTGATACCATCTTCTTGCAAAACTCCCTAGAAGTGTCTTTGGTCTTTGCAGGGTTATACATATACCTTACAAGATATATTTTATCTTCTTGACCTTTTTGTTTACTAGCACCATCTTGTTTGCTTTCGCTATAAGGCTTTGCACTTCCTGTACTAGCAAGTTCTACTAATTGTTCTTCGTTAAGCTCTTTTATTTTTTGCTCTACTTCGTTTTCTAGGTCATAATCCACTTCTTGCTCGTCAATTACTTCAAACTCCTTTAGTAGTTCTTCTTCACTTTCGCCTAAGTCAATAAGTGCATCAGCTATTTCTGTATCTACAAACTTATCTAAATCGCTAGATAGCTTTACACCTGTTTCTTCTTCCTGTGTTTCAGCATCTACAAGGTCATTGTCTATTTCTGTAAATTCTAGTGGTTGTAATGTCTTAAAGTATAAGTTAAGTGAGATACCATTATAAGCTAAAACCTTGTCAAAAGCATCTATAAGCAAGTTTTGAAATGGTCTGATAACTGTGTTATCCATTAATATAGAAGCGGTTTTTAACTCATCTGCATTGTTACCAAGCCCTGTATTGTCTTTAATTCCTATAAGCATAGGAGATACTACTCTGTGCGCTACAAGTATCTTACGGCTGCTCTCATCGCTTAGAAATTGGTATTGGTTATGTGCATCACTAAGTTGTACAGGGTCTATTGTAGCTGCTGTTTCTGGGCTGTCATTAAAACTAAGAATAAACTTACCTGCATTGCTACTTCCTGAAAATTTATCATAAATACGCCTTTCTATTGCTTGGCGTTCTTCTGCACTTGGAGTACCACTATTAAAGTTAATAAGCATACTAGGGCTAAGACCTGATTGTATGTTATTGATATGAAAGTTAGATATTTCTTCTTCTAAGTCTGCATATTGCAAACCACCCTGATAGTCAGGTGTAGAATAGTATTTGTACCCTGCTCTGTAAGGCTTAACATAAAGTATTTCGATAGCTTCATTACTTGTACCAAAAGCAGGTATGCGCTTTACTTGGTTAATACGATTGTATTTAGCCCAATCACTAGAATAGTAATATGCTTCGATTTCGCCTTTATCATTGCACTTTTCAGCAGCTAGGGTTTCAACAGGAAAATGCTCTACTCTTGCTATTTTTTTTCTATCTTTAGAATAAATAATTTGCATAGAACATTGACCAAATAGTTTTAAATCACTTGCTAACTTTCTTACACAATCTTTATGAAAAAGTGTTATAGCCTGTGCGTATTCATTAGGCTTTCTTTGGCTGTCTGTTGCATCTAAGCCTTTGCCATATATCATTTCGCTTATAGCGTTAATAATAGCGTTGTTGGTAGGGCTACCATTGTACCTGTCTATAAGATACTGAAAATACGAGTTTTTATCGCCGTATGTTACAAAAGCCTTACTCTTCTTTTCTTCAATAGCAGGACTTACATAATTTGATAAACTTATTGCGTGTATCATAATAATATATAGTTGTTGTCAAATGTATTGTTTGACTTATATTCGTTTTTGTTAGGGGAGTAGTATTTGTTTTCTAGCTGATTAACATCTTGGTCAGTACAAAAAATTCTATCCCTATAAACTAGTAGATTAATACCATCGTCATCATTCCATAGTCTGGATTCTACCTGCCATTCTGTAAGGTTTTGCCCGTATATATTAGTGTCACGAGTAAATTCTAAGTCATAAAACCTACCCTCTACTAATTCAAAGCTATGCGACAATACTAGGTAATCTTCATCCTTAGTTAAAGTAACATCAATAGCAGTAGAAACATTAGTGGTATCATCCCTCAATATCATAGTAGCTTCTGTATAATACAATCTAGGAATAAACCTTATTGTTTGAGCATCTGTGATAGTTGTTAGTATTCTCATATAAGTATAACGTAAAAAGTATTTAATTTACTATATGGCAAAAAAAAAGGGAGCATATAGCTCCCCTTTATTAACTTACCCTACAACTCCTAAGCATCAGGGTCAATAGGTGTAGTTGCACTTACATCAGGAGCAGTAGAAAAGAATGGTGGTGCTGTTTCTTGCGCTGTTGCTACAAGTGTAAAGCCTGACAAATCGCCCATAGCTGCACCTGTTACAATAGTTCCACCTGTAATTTCTGCTCCGTGTTCCTTACCAATTAAGAAATAGTTACCATTATAGTCCTCAACTACATAATGCGCTCTACCAGCGTTTAATAGTTTGATTTCTTCTTGAGTAGCTACATCCAAATAAGTAAAGGTTATGTTTAATGTAGTTTCATAGAAAGTAGTACCATTTTCTCTAGAAGATGTTACAGAAGTTTCTAAACTTGAATTACCTTTAATGTCAAATTGAAAAAACTCTGCACTACCATCAGTAGGAAGTGTAATAGTACCACTTGTATCAGTCAAATCGGCTACCGTTGAAGAATAGTCGAGAATGTAGATAGACTTTAGACCACCTACTGAATTTTTACAAGGGAGTGAACGCCCTTTAGTTACTGCACAAGCCATATTTATATTTTTAGTAAAAAAGGGCAGGTAGGCACTAACCTAACCTACCCCTTTTATGTTAGTTAATTATTAAGAGTAAAGAACGATGTCAGAACCAACTCCGTGCTGCACACCTGCTGTATAGCGCATAACTACACGAACATTTTGCGAACCATCGATGTCAGCCATATCAATAACTTTAACCTCGTTTCTGTCATCTAGTAAACCTGTACCGAAGAACAAGTTAGATTTTTGAGCAGCTACTGCTGTGTTATCAGCAAGACCAGAAGCCATAACTAGGTTTACACCTTGAAAGTTAAGGTCTGTTTGTCCTACGTTATACAAATCTCTATAACCTAGAGCAGCTTGTGCACCGATATATGCTTTAGCAATGTTTTGTGAAATATAGATATTTAAATCTTCTTTTCCATAAACTCCGCTAGGGATAGCATCTACAACCTTTTGCAATTCAGCGATTACGTTAGCAGTAGTTACTGTACCAGCTAAAACATCTACTACGTCTGCATCAGCAGTTAAAAGAGCTTCAAAGCCATCAAAAGAACCCTCTCCTGCGCTACCTTGCCAAATAGATACTTCGGTTGCTTTAGCAACTTCTGCTGCTACTTGTGCAATAACGAAGTCAGAGAATAAAGGTGGCAACTCATCAAAAGCAGAAAAGCCCATTTGTGCAGCTTCCCAATCAGCGT